CATCGACAACCTGGACGACATGTTCACGTCCGCCTTTATCGGCGGCACGCCCCAGGGGGCTGGCGTCACCGTTTCCCTGGTTGTGCTGGACGCCGGCTACAAGGTCATTGTGGAGCCGGTGACACTCTTTCAGGGCGTCATCGACTCCTGGCAGATCCGGCAGGAAGGCGAGCTGGAGCTCGTCGTGGCCTCGGCGCTCGCCAAGTGGAAGCAGCGCACGATCCAGCGCCAGGTCCCCTCCTGCCGCTGGAAGAAGTTCAAGGGGACCGAGTGCGGCTATGCAGGGAGCGAAACCTGGTGCGACCGCTCCTACTCGCGCTGCCAGGCCCTGGGCAACACCGCCAACTTCGGGGGCAACAGGTGGCTGCCGTCCATAGAGGGGCGCGCCGTCTGGTGGGGGAGGACGCAGGGGTGAGCCTGGTGCGGATCACGCAGGAGATCGTGGGCACGCAGTACGAGCTGGGGGCCCGCGACTGCTTCCGGGTGGTGTACGACTACATCCGGCGCTACGTGGACCTGCCCGAAACCTGGCGCGACTTGACGCTCGAGGACTACGCCCGGGTGTTCGAAACGGATCCGGTTTGGGCCAAGGAGCTGATCGAGGAGTTCCTGGGCGAGCACCTGCCAAGCATCCCCGTTTCGCGCGTCTTTGCCGGGGACGTTTTGATGCTCGAGCCGGCGGATCATCCGCCCTTTCCCGCCATCCACGCCGGGAACCGGCATTTCATCGGGGCCGAGCCCCGCCGGGGCGTCGCGGTCCTGCCCCTGGCCAACGTCCACATACGGAGAGCCTGGAGATGCCAGCACCTGGCGCGGGAATAGCGACAGCCATTATCACCGGGATTCAGGTCGGCGTCTCGTCCGGTTTGCCCGCCGGGGTGTTCGCCGGGGCCGTGACGCTGGGCATGACCGTCGTTTCCCAGGCCATGCGGGACGAGCCGGACGTGCCGTCCTCGCTCGCGGAAAGCGCGCTGGGCGGCGGCATCAAGCGCAACACGCGCAGCAGCATGGAATACCTGCCCGTGGTCTACGGCAAGGCCAAGGTGGGGACCAACGTTGTGTTCATCGAGGCGACCGGCACGGACAACGACGATCTGTGGATCGTGGACAACCTGGCCGAGGGCGAGTGCGCCGGCATCGAGGCAGTCGACGGCCAGGACCAGGTGTTTTTGAATGAGGATTACCCGTCCGATTACGGCGGAAACGTCTCCTACTGGTTCCAGTCCGGAGCCTCGGACCAGACGGTCGAGCCGAACATCAACGCAGCCATCCCCAAGTACACGGACAACGGTCGCTACACCTGCCGCATCGTCTGGAAGATGAGCTACGACCGGGACTATTTCCAATCCGTGCCCCGGCGCAACGTGGTGCTCAAGGGGCGCCTTCTGTACGACTTCCGGGACGGCACGACGGGCTGGAGCCGCAACCCCGTGCTCGCGCTGTACGATTACCTGACCAACTCCCGCTACGGGCTCGGCGAGGAGGTCGGAGCCGGCGCCATCGACACCACTTCCTGGGCCGAGGTGGCCAACTACTGCGACAGCAAGGGCTGGACCCTGGACCTCGTGGTCACTGGATCGGATACCGGCTGGGACGTGGTGCAGACCATGCTCGAATCATTCCGCGGCACGCTCACCTGGTGGGACGGCAAGTTCTACCTGCGCTACGCGGATTTGCACAACGAATCGAGCGTCAAGACGCTCGCGGACGAGCACCTGGCCCGCGACGAGAGCGGCCGGGCGCAGCTTTCCGTGACCCAGCCGGGGCGCTTGCGCAAGCCGGACGGGCTCAAGGTGACCTGGATCAATCCGGACAAGGGATACACCGCGGATCAGTTCGTGATCGGGGAGAAGGACGGCGACGTCAAGGAGTTCCGACTCGCCGGCGTGGCCGATCAGCAGCAGGCCGGGGCCCTGGCCCGGACCCAGTACGAGCGCTACCAGCTGGATCGCACGCTGAGCGGCACGTTCCGGGACGATGCCGTGGAGCTGGAGCCCCACGACGTGGTCACGCTGGATTTGACCGCCTACGGCATCTCGAACCAGATCGTGCGCGTCACGAGCGCGCATGTCCGCCCCGACGGCCTGGTCGACCTCTCCTTCGATTACGAGGATCTGGCGCTCTACGACGATGCGATCAACATCGAGCCGGAAAGCGTCTACACCTGCAACCTGCCCGATCCCAAGCGGGAGCCGCCTCCGGTGGACAACCCGGACATCGCGGAGGAGGTGTTCCACTACCGCTTGCGCTCATTCACCCGTCTGCGCGTGACCTTCGATCTGCCCAGCGGGTACCCGAGGGGGTTCGTCGATCACATCGAGGTCTGGGTGAGCGACGACGACGTGACCTACGAGCGGCTCTTCTCCGTCACCGACGATTTCACGCTGGAGAACGTCGAGGAGGGCGAGTCCTACTGGATCCGGCTCAAGACAGTCTCCATCTTCGGGACCAAGACCAGGGACATCAACGACGTCAAGCTGCAGAAAACCGTGGCCGGCCAGGACGCGCGACCCAACGACCTGACCGCCCTGGACGCCGTGGTCAACAGCCAGACCATCAATCTCTATGCCGACCCGCTCGGGGACGCGGACGTGGACAGCTACGAGTTCCGGCTCGGGGCGAGCTGGTCCGGGGCCATCCTGCTCGCCTCCATGAACAAGCCGAATCTGTCCCTGCTCGGGGTCAAGCCTGGCTCGCACACCTTCTGGGCCTCGGCTTACTCCAACAACACGAAATATTCCAGCAACCCGGTCACGGCCGGGGCGACCCTGTCCGATCCGCCGGACGGCTGGTCCGTGCAGCACACGCGCAGCGACGACTACTCCGGGGGCACGCACGACAACACCGAGCAGATCACCTACGACTCCGAGGCCTATCTCAAGTGCTCGCACACGTCCGGGGTCTTGACCGGGACCTACAAGTCGCCCGTCTACGACATCGGCTCGGTCAAGCGGGTGCTGGCCTACGTGCTGGCGGACGTGACCGTGACCGGCGAGGGCACGACCTGGGCGGACCAGGTGCCCGATCCCACGGACTGGACCGCCATCAACATCTCCGAGCGCAGCTGGGCGGAGATATTCACCCTGGAGGAGGCCCCCCGGGTCAGAATGCGCATCCGGTACGGGGAGACCTCCTCCCTGGGCCTCATGGTCGAGCGCCAAGAGATCCTGACCGCCATCATCGAGGGCCGCTACTTCCAAGTCGAGATCGAGATCACCGATCCGGCGGACACGACGAATGCCCTGGTGCAGAATTTCACACTCAAGCTCTGCCAATAGGATGAGCCATGACCCAAAACTGGACCGACGACGTATTCGCCAGCAGTCACAACGCGCAGACCGACCTGCAGAACATGGAGAACAACTTCCAGACTCTCAAGTCCCTGTTCTCCGGATCGAGCGCCCCACCTAACGCCGTGGCCGGGATGCCCTGGTTCGAGACGGACAAGGACCTGCTGCGCGTACGCAACGCGGCCAACGCCTCCTGGTACGGCCTCATGCACGGGGACTCGGCCCAGAAGCTCTGGGTGTACCGCAACTCGGCCATGAACGGCTGGGTGGTCGATTCGGCCGTGGCGGACAAGGTGCTGGCCATCAAGGGAGGCAGCCAGGCCTACAACGTGAGCGCGGGACAGACGGCCGGGACGTGGCAGCAGGCGGGGCATGCAATCTCAGTGAGCGAAATGCCTCCGCACGACCACGGGGGCAATACGGGCGGGAACACTGCCAGCAATATCCAGGGGTATTATCGCACCGGGGATGGCAGCAGCAGTGTTATCCAACACCTAGACGATGCATCTTCCGGCAGTTGGAGCTCAACCGCATTAAGGGACGCCAGCAACCATTCACACGGCATCTCCAACGAGGGTGGCGGCAACGCCCACGATCACGGATCGACCTGGCGCCCGGCAGCGGCTGTGGGGACCCTGCAGCGGATGGATGTGTAGCCATGAAACAGCGCGACAAGGACGAGATCCGCGAAATCGTGCGCGAGGTGGTCCGGGAGGAGCTGCGCGCGGCCCTGCACCGCGAGATCGACGTGGTCAAGGCCGGGCGGCAGCAGGGGGAGCCGGAGTCGGTGACCGTGCGCGAGTCCTGGAACGTGCTGGATTTCCTGGCCTACTACCTGCCGCACCTGGAGGGGGCCCTGCGCGGCGTGCAGGAGGACGTGGACCGGGCCAAGAACGACGTGGCCGGGAACACCGCCAAGCTGCAGGCCGTGGGCGACACCCTGGTCTCCCTGCACGGCTCCGCCCGACAGATCGTGGCCCTGTCCGAGAGCATGCGGACCATGCTGGACAATCCGGGCCGGATCGTGCGCGAGGCCCTGATCCAAAGCGGAGAGCGCGAGCTCAGGGAGGCGATAGCGGATGGCGCGGATCATCGTCCATAACCACGACATGATCGCCCGGCTGACCGCGGACCCGAACCAGGGGGTCGAGGCCGGGCCCCTGCCGCGGGGCGTGGGCCTGGAGCGGCTGCGCTTTGACGGCTCGCAGCTAGTGGACATCGCCACCCTGTCCGAGCTCCACGTGGTGCGCCGGGACGGGGACTGGGAGCTGCACGCCGTGCCAGTGCCCGGCTCGCAGCCCGTAACCATGAGTCACAAGCAGAAGTGGCGGCTGGTCAATGATGGCGGGACGTATCGGCTCAAGACGGACGCCGAGATCCTGGCCGAGGCCCGGGAGGCCAAGTGCGACGAAATCGGCGCGCATCGGAACCGGCTCATCGCCCGGGGCATGAGCTACACCTTCCCGGACACCGGGCGGACGGCCCTGGTGCAGACCCGCAACCTGGTGGACCACCGCAACATCCAGGGGCTGGGGACCAAGGCCCTGAACCGGAAGATGTCCGGGGACTCGACCACGCTGCCCTTCCGCGACGCGGACAATTATCTGCACGAGCTCACGCCGCAGGAGATGATCGACCTGGCCGACGCCGTGGCGGACTGGGTTCAGGCCCACTACAACGCGGCCTGGTCGCACAAGGACAGCGTGCGGGGATTGGCCACCGTGGCCGAGGTCGAGGGCTACGACTATTCCTCCGGGTGGCCGGCGGCCTGAGCCGAGCCGGGAGGGGGCTGCGCCTGGCCGATTCGTTTCGCCAGCTCGCTTTTGCGCACCGCCTCCCTCCCGGCGGTTGCGTTCAGCTCCTTGATGCGGACTCGAGGGGCAAACACTCCGATCTGGGGCATGACCTCAAAAAAACGAAGCTCTCCGGCCCGGACCTCGACTCGCTGGCTCACCTGCTTTTCCGGGCTTATGACGGTCAGGTCGTGCTTTCCAGGATCCGCCAGGATGCGATGATAAGTGTGATAGGCGATGCTGCCTATCATCTCGCCGTCCCATACCACCTGAAACAGCTGATGGCCGCCGGAGGGATACATGCGGACAATATAGATGCCCGCCTTTCCCTGTCTCGGATCGAATTCTTTTGCCGCTTGATCCATCGTTTGCGGGGCCAGAGGAATAGAGGCGCACCCGGCGAGAGACAAAAGCAGGAAGACGCCGGCTAAACCGACGAGCTGCCTGGTGTTCATGAGGAAAGCTCCTTTTTTGGCTTTTACAAGGGCGATCCGTTTCTGGCGATGACGCGCAGGGCCGGCCGGGACTCCCTCCCGCCAATGCCCCGGCCTCGCAGGAGCGTGAGCTGTCGGTCTAGTCGGTCGAGTTCGTGGTGCCGTCCCGCTGCCTTTTCGAGTCCTGTTCCTCCTTGGGCGGCGAGTCCCGGGCCGGGA